CAGGTTTGACATCATACACAGCACTGTTGTTAGCCAAGGCACGTTGACCATTGCCATCCCACCAGTTACCAGCTTTAGCGTGAGCCATACGGTCATCACTCAGGTCTGACAATGAGATCATGGCACTACGACGAACACCACCGACAACAACTACCTCGCCCACCTTGCAGAGGATGTCATGCGCTTCAAGTGAAGTGAGCTTACGGCCCGTTGCCCCTTTGAATTTACCAACGACATAGTGGAACAATGAGACAAGAGGTTCTGGGCCACTTGCACGTCCACCGAAGGTCTTGAGCCTAGCACCTGCAGGTCGTACATTGGATACGTCCCACTTTGGAATCTCGCCAGCATACAGTAAGGCGATGACTTGACGCAGTGCCTTAGCCCAGCCTTCTTTGGAGTCCTTAACATTAATGACAGTGCCACTATTGTACAACTCAGTTGGAATCTCAGGTAACTTAGATACATACTTTTGCTCCACACTAAAGCCTACACCTGTACCGCACAGGAGAATGTACATAGCCTCATCAAAGGCTTTAGGATCGTCAATGGGCAAGTATGAGCAGTTATAACCTGCAATATTCTGACGCTCCAAGGCATCACCAGCTGTCATGATGCTACGCATTGAAGGCATAACTTCCAAGTTGGTTACAGCATTCTGCAGCTCAGTACGCATATCAGCTGGAATGGTGTAGTTATGTTTCTCTTTCAAGTGCTTAGTCATGAACTCAAAGTAGCGGTTGACTGTCTCAGGCCAATGCTCTCGTCGGCCTTGATCGTCAAGGTATCGTGAGTACCTGCTCTTACCAATGTACTCTTGATATGGTGTCATAGCTGTCATATTATTCTAGTTCCTTTATTAAATATTCTTGTTTATTCTCAATTACATCATCAAATCTATCGACAAGATCATCACTCTGGAGTCCTAACAGTTCCAAGAGTGTGACCTCATCTAAACGTTTGAGAGCCTCTTTCAGTTCTTCAAATGTGATGTTTTTCACGCTTGCTGATCTCTCTGTCAATGTACCACTTGGCCTTCTTAAGGTCTTCAATGGCATCCTTCTTCAGATCACAACGCCAGATATACTTGATTGCATTTCCTAAGTTAAAGCCCATGTGCTCTGTAATCTGGATACATTCAATACCTGATGGATGCTCAGTGTAGTGAGGAGGTCTGTTAACTACATCCTCTTCCTCTTTGCAGTCAACCCATTCCTTGATAGCTTGATTAAGAGGCATAGAAGATTCTCTAATGTACATATTTCGATTAACCCACTTATCATGCTCAAAGCAGTGATTACAAGGATGAATCTTAGAATCTAGCTCACTGTAAAAGCAAGATTTACATTTATCGTCAAACTTATCACCCATACTTCCTCCCTAAATACTCAACACTTAAAAACATCTCATCAAAGTGTCCGTCATGTACTTCATTCATCATTAGTAAGCCACGCCAATGACGGTTGCTAAGCTGATCCATATAAGACTCATCGTGTAGATAGTAAGAACCAACAATGATAGCGCAAATAGGTTTACCGTCAGCACGTTTACCATAGGCGATCTGTTTACCTTGTTGGTGACCAGCAACGCAAGACATATGAAGCTTGTTGATAATAGCACTAGCAGCACCAGCAGGTCTACCCATAGCTCCCACAGGCCAGTAATGATTAAAGCCCACACCATTGATAAAAACAGGATGTAGAAAACCATGAACTTCCCAGTCTTTCTCATAGTCTAAGTCCTTAGTTGAGATCAAACCCTCTAGAGTTGGATTATTGTTAACAGCTCTATCAATACGATTCTCATGGTTCCCTAGAGTTAGAACCATACGAGGTTTGTAGACCTTGTGTTTAGATTCCTTCTGAGCCTTCTGAGCATCTCTCAATGGAGCCAACAAGATCTTCATGGCCTCCTTAGCAGATTCAATGTCCTTCTTGTAGCGTAGACCTTCAAAGTACTTACTGCCTTTGATGTCGTGGCTGCTAAGGCTTGGCATATCTGCAAAGTCACCTAGATTCACAACTACGTCAGGCTTGTAATCTACAATGGCTTTACCAGCCCATGTAAGATGCTCTAAAGGTACACCTTCTTTAATTTGACAGTCAGGTATTACTAAGATTTTCAATATCATCCCCTTCAACTGTTAATCGTTCACCTTCACGTAGTCCAGCTTTGATGGCTTCTAGAATACCGAAGGTGAGGAGTGCTTGAGCTTCACTAGCAGTTAAGTCAAACTGATATGTAGCATCACCATTCTCATGCTCTTTAATCAGATTGACGTTCATGCTCAGCTTCCTTTAAGAACTCTTCAGCATCAGCGATGTACATAAAGTATTTAAGACACACAGCGATAGCTGCATTGACTTCTTTGTTGCCAGCAATGTCCTCAGGATGGCTACTGAATCCACCGTTGAGAGTGTTGAGGTAAGTCTCTTTGAGAGTCTCTACAGTGATAGCATCTGCAAGGTCATACCAAGCAGCTTTAGCTTCCTGCGAGTTCTCAAGTACTTCAATTAGTTTGTTTAACATACTTAGATCCCTTTTCCTTTAACCATGTTGATGGAATATCTTTGTCTGCATACTTGAACCCATGCTTATCACACCACATACCGTATGTTGTCTGACTTAGCTTTGAAAGCTTAGCTTTAGAGTTACTAAAGACAAATCTAATATCTAACTCAGGGTACTGCGCTTGAATCATTAGATGCTTTTGTCTGTCTGCAGTGATAAACCTTCCCTTGCTCTCGATGATGATACCGTTGTTCAGAAGTACGAAGTCAGGAGTGTACTTTCTAGCCTTAGCAGGTTGAATATAATCTATAACTAATTTCTCATACTCAAATGGAATGCCTAAGGCTGTTAAGTTATCTGCTATCTTGTCTTCTAAACCTGACCTGAATCCATGCTTCAAAGCTACTTGACGTACAGATAGAGGTTTCTTGCGTTTAGGTTTCATGTGACACCTTTGTAATCTGATACTGATGCAGCAAAGCTCCAAAAGTATCTACAAACTCTTCATCGTGGTTTAGTCTACCCATTGTGAACATAATGGCATGAACTAACTCATGGTAGAAGGTTTGCTCAGTAGTTTGCTTATTCATGTCCATACGGATACTGATGATCTGTTTCTCAGGATCACACTTACCCATATCTTCCATGTGCACCACGTAGTTTACGTACCAGACTGATCCTGCGAGACTGAAGGAGGTTGCCACATCTGGTTTGGTTGTCTTCTTAACCATAATAGTTTCCCGTTCTCCAGTACCCTTTCAGAGTCTCCATCATAAGCCTTGATACAAGCGTCATACAGTTCCTTTTCAGTTGTACAGTCTTTTAAGATCTTATCAGCCTTTACAGGGCCAATACCTCTGATTCCTTCTATGTTATCAACCCTGTCACCTGTCAGTATCTGTTTGTAGAAACTGTACAAGCCTTCAAACTCAGTAACATAGTATTCTTCATCCTTTACAGGATTGTAGTGCCATCCCGGTAACTGATCTAGATCCTTATCTACGTGAACAATCCAGTAGTTACCTTCAGTGGATGCTATGCCTACAGCATCATCAGCCTCTTCACCTTCTGACATCTTAGCACCGAGCTTTAGTAGATGGTTTCTGAGAGCATCATAATGCTTAGGCTTAGGTGCATCCTTACGGTTGCCCTTGTAAGGAACTGTGGTAGCTACCTCAAATCTAAAGTTAGTCTTACCTGTAATCCAAGCTCTGTAGTCATCACACTTCAAGCGCATATAGATTATGTCTGTAAACCACTCTGTGAGTCGATTTAATGCCCACCGTTCCTCTTCATCCTCATTGGAGAAGCCAACTTTGTATACTAAAAAGTCAGCATCTACAATAGCCTCTGTAGGTCTCTTAGAGGATGTCATCCGCTGTCTCTTCCTCAGGTGAACCCTCAGGAGAGTAAATCTTCAATTCAGTAATCACTAGCTTCTTGATGGATGGTGCAGCACCGAACTTAGCTGACATCTTGTGGCGGTATGAAGACACCAATGCAAAGCACTTAGTACCATTACCGATCTTAGACACATCCACAGGATTACCTTCTTCATCCACAGGCTCAAACAAGAACTTAGACTTACCAACAATGTACTTACCCATTGTGTCTTTCTCTTTGATCTTGATGCCCAACTCTTCAAGCTTAGCTGCTGCAGCATCGCTCAATTGTCCCAATGTGCACTCATACTTATCGTTATCGTCATTGAACTTCTTGTTGTAGTCTTTCATCCAACCAGCCCAAAACAATTCACCAGCAACTTTAACGGGTTTCATGCTATCAATACTCATTTCATTTTCCTTTAGGTTTTATGTTTACAAAGTAAACGTCAGTGTAGTTCATTATTAGGAGGAACTACGACTCCTCCAGCTAGATCTTCCAAGTAACACAATGCCGATAAAAGCACTGTATACACCTCTTCAAGATCTAGATCCTCACCTATCTTAATCTTGAAAGTCTCACCTTCAACATTAAACAGGATCTGATTCTTCTCAATGTGTTTCACGCCAGTTTGCACCAATTTTGAACTCCCCGTCTAGTGGACAACGAAGCTTATAGTGTTCACCAGCTTCAACGATACTTGCCTTTGCAGCCTCACCTACTATTGTAGCATATTCCTTAGGAACTTCCAACTGAAATTCATCATGGACATTAGCTACTAGCTTAACAGGCCACTTATTAGCCTTAGTCTTATCATAAAATAGTACTAAAGCTTTCTTCATCACTATCGCCCCAGCCCCTTGAAGGAGCGAATTGAGGGCAGCGTGTTCACTGCGTACCCATATCTTGCGACCATCAAGCCCCGGTACAAAGCCCTTACCCGCATATCTACTAACCGTATTTCTAAGACGTTGTAAGGCGGGAGTGTTCTTGAGAAAGGCATTGATAAGTTTCTCTCCCGCTTTAGCATTACCACCGACAATGGAACCAATCTTAGCTGGCCCTGCACCGTATAGGAATGCGTAAATAAACGTCTTGGCTTGATCCCTTGTCTCAAGACCTGCAGCTTTCTGGTTCTGCGTGTGTACATCAGTTCCATCCTTTGATGATCCTTCAGTGACCGTCTTAACATAACTTTCATCCTTCATGTAATGTGCAAGCATACGCAGCTCAAGGCCACTAGCGTCACAACCAACCAATACATTACCGCTCTCCACAGTCCAACATTCTCTACATTCTTTGCCATAGATACTACCTGCATTGGGAATCTGTGCCATGTTAGGACTACTGTGTGTCATCCTACCAGTTACAGCCCCATTCGTGATCACCTTACCGTGAACTCTACCGTCTTTACCAACAGCTTCTAACCAGCTTTCAATCTGAGCTACACGTTTCTGTAGCATCAAGTATTCAGCGATCATCTGAGCCTCAGGAATCTTAACCTTAGCCAGTACTGATTCATCGACAATAGGCTGTCCCTTCTCAGTAAAGTCCTTAGGCTTCCATCCTAGCTCCATCAGCTTTTCTCCGATCTGCTTTCTACTTCCGGGATTGAAAGTATCAACGGAGTCTTTGATAGGCTTTCCATTGGTCTTGTGGA